ATTGCAAGTATGAGGCGCTAATGAAACTTACAACTGATATGATTATTGATGATGAGTACATTATGTTTGGCGACAAAGTTACTCGTTTTGAGGTTGTGGACAATAACGGCCGCGCCTATGCGAAACATGGTGTGAAAGACCTGTCGTTTCAAATCCAAGATGATGGAACAACCATAAAGGTTTTTCTTCAATACGAAGATGAAGAGGAAATCTGTATAGATTGATAAATAACTCTATTAATATGGAGTTAGTTTATGTGGATTTACAAAGGGGAAGAATTTACCTCTGAGATGATTGAAGATAATGTCGGATTTGTATATGTGATTACAAACCTATCTGACAATAAGAAATACGTTGGTAAGAAGACGCTTATTTCCAAAAGAAAACTTCCTCCTCTCAAAGGTAAAACAAGACGTAGAACCAAGATCGTTGAGTCTAATTGGCAAGACTATTTTGGTTCTTCAGAAGAAGTTAACGCTTTGGTAGAAGAGCATGGGCGAGACAACTTTAAACGCGAGATCTTACATCTATGTGAGACCAAAGGTGTGATGAGTTACCTCGAATTAAAAGAACAAATGGAAAGAGAAGTATTGCTAAACGACGAGTACTATAACGGCATACTGCAAGTAAAGATCCATCGTTCTCATGTTCAATCACTAAAAAAGGTTGACAAACAAGCGCAACTGGTGTAATATATAATTATATTAAGTGAAAGGTGAAACTATGATTATTAAGCGCAAATCCGTATTCTCAGGTGTTGAGCGTACTCGCGATATCAACATCGACCCTAAGGACTACGCTGAGTATCAAGCTGGATACGGTAGTCTTACAGATCTTGCTCCTTATCTTACTGATTCGGATCGTGAGTTTATTTTGTCAGGCATGACTCCCCAAGAATGGAGGAATGCCTTCTCTGATGATATTATGAAGATTGTGTCGGATAGTTTTGCATGATTATACTTTTTAACGGCCCGCCTCGCGCTGGTAAAGACGAGGCAGCTGATTTCTTTAAGGCGAAGGGTTTCAAACATCTTTCGTTTAAGTATCAGTTGTATAGAGAAACCTGCAAATATTTTAATTGTGACTATAAGTGGTTTATGAACAGATATGATGATCGTTCTGTAAAGGAAGTTCCTCATGTGGATCTAGGCCATATGTCCTGTCGTGAAGCGATGATTTATGTTTCAGAAAAAGTTGTTAAGCCTAAACGTGGTTTAGATTATTTTGGCCGGTTAGTTGCTAATGAGATTAAAGATGGTAAAGACTATTGCATCTCAGATGGCGGCTTCATCGACGAGTTAGTACCAGTTATAAATAAAGTTGGTTCCGATAATTTCGTACTCTGCCAACTTACACGAGAAGGGTGCGACTATTCCACAGATTCACGACGCTACTTTGACGGTAACCTTATTCACGAATACGTGAATGAATTTAGAACGCCGGTTCAGCAACAATATGTCCTACCTCAGAAATTTGATGTAAAGACATATCGTATCCACAACAATTCTAGTATCGGAGCCTTTCACAGCGTCTTGCAAGAGATTTACGAAAAGGAAGGCAATGTCACAACAAATAAACAAAGAGAACTTCAAAAAGAAGATATTCTATGAAAATCCATATGATATCGAAACATTTCTTGAAGGCCTAGAGATTGCTAGCAAAAACAATAAAGAGCTTATTTTTATGGACAGAGTTTTTGCTTACTTGAGATTAGACCCAACTCGCGAAATGTGTGATATAGTTTTTGAAATTCTTGAAAAGGATTTAAATCTAGTAGTATACAAATGAATGAAGCGCTTTTTAAGTATGTAAAAATATATGATAACGTAATTCCTGAGGAATACTGTAATCACCTGATTGAGAAGTTTCATGCAAACCCAGATTGTTGGGAGCATCATGATAACGAGACTTTTATTTTCAATCAAATTAATTTACCAAACCACAACAACATATTCGAAGCCGAGATCGCTTTCTTGTCGGAAGTGTTTGAGCATTACGTGGATAGATATGCATATGACTGCAAGATGTCGCAGATTCAAATGCCGGAAAACTATGGCTTTGAAGCGATACGAATGAAGTATTACAAGGCAGATCATGGCGAGTTTAAACCACACATCGACGCATGTGATCTAGCAACTATTAAAAGGTTTCTTGTGTTCTTCTTATATCTTGATGAAGGTGATGGCGGAGAAACTGCACTCTACGATCAAGAAGTAGCAGTACAAAGAAAGCCTGGAAGGTTGCTGATGTTTCCACCAATGTGGACATATCCGCACGCTGGTTTAATGCCGAAGGGAACCGATAAGCATATTATTGGAAGTTATCTACACTACGTTGAATAAATAAACTTGGAGATTATGATGAACATTGACAAAGAACAAACTATGAAAGATCTTAAGAATGGCATATGCAAAGTCATTTTTACTAAAGCAAACGGCGATGACCGTGTTATGCACTGCACTCTAAACGAGTCTATGCTTCCCGCACAAAAAGACATTGAAGAAGAGATTCAGAAGAAAAAACCGAATCCGAACGCGCTTGCAGTGTGGGATACAGAAAACAATGGTTGGCGTTCTTTTAGATGGGATTCTATTAAAGAATTTAAGACGGAGTTTAATCTATAATGAGCATGATTCATAAAGGACATGTTGTCGAAACAGAGCTATCTAAAAACTCTAAAGGTGGCACAGAGATGATGCGCAAGCGCCTTCTCGATAATGTTCCTTTCGACCTTCTTACTGACGTGGCGATTCATTTCTCAAGATCGCGAGAAATACCTGATGATGTAAAAAACATTCTATATGCACATGATCTTGCAGAAGATCCTGAGAACAAAATCTTGCTAGATGGCGGCTGGGAAAAGTTCGATCATTTTGTATTTGTATCTGCTTGGCAACGAGATCAGTACATTATGTATTACAATATTCCATATTCAAAGTGTACTGTGATTCCTAATGCTATCACAAAGCGCTATACAGCAGAAGAAAAGAATACTGAAACCATTCGCTTCATCTATCATACAACGCCACATCGTGGATTGGAGCTTGTCTATGCAGTGGTAGAACAGCTTGCTAAGGAATATAAGAACATTCATTTGGATGTATATTCCTCATTTGCTATTTACGGCTGGCCACAGCGAGATGATCCGTATGTAGATCTGTTCACAAAGATCCATCGGCATCCAAACATGACATATCATGGATCTGTTCCAAATGATGAAATTTTAGAAGCACTTGATAACTCGCATATATTCTTGTATCCAAGCATTTGGAAAGAAACATCTTGTATTGCTCTTATCGAGGCGATTCGTTCTGGATTGATTTGTATCCATCCAAACTATGGCGCACTTCCAGAAACCGCAGCCAATGCTACTATCATGTATGACTATACAGAAAACATGCAAGATCATGCAAACATGGCATACTCTATTGCAAGATCAGTACTTGAGCAGCAAAAGAATGATGCTGGTTGGATAAATCGTTTTACGAAATCTGACCGTTTTGGTTTGACTCCTAACGACATTGCAACATATAGTCAACTTTGGACTAAACTTTTGAGAGACTTGCAAAATGGCTGAAGACAACGTCGTCCAATTTCCTAAGATGAAGTTGGACGCACCGCCACAATCGGCGGAAGAAATGAAGAGTAAGCTTGACGAATATCGTAAAAGTTACTCCGAAGAAATCTCTGAAATGCTCTGGCAACAGGTATTAGCAGAGTTAGTAAGATCTGGATGTCGATTCGATGAAGACATAGAGGCGTATTTTCCATCCATGATCTTAATTCTAGAATCTATTCGATCTCTACACCTATTAACTCAAAACATCGAACATCCTCTACAGGAATTCGCTAAAGATTCTATAGAATTTGATGAAAATATTTCATCAATTGATGAATTAATAGTTGACAACGAGGAAGATGAGTATTAATATATACTTAGATTAAACTAAAACATGAGAAAATATTATGGCAATCCTAGTTGATTATAACCAGGTTATCCTTGCTTCGCTATTCGCGAGTATAGGTAACCACACGAACATTGATATCGATGAGAATCTCATTCGACACATGTTCTTAAACTCAATCAGGGCAAACCGCAAAAAGTTTACCGAAGAATATGGTGAGATTGTAGTTTGCTGTGATGGCAAAAACTCTTGGCGGAGAGAAGCTTATCCTTACTATAAAGCTAACCGTCGTAAATCTCGTGAGGAGTCTGAGATTGATTGGAACAACCTATTCAATATCATGAATACTATTCGTAGCGAGCTTAAAGAATTCTTCCCTTATAAAGTTATTCACATCGATCATTGTGAAGCCGACGATATCATTGGCACAATCTGTCATGATCATGGTACTGAGCTTAACATTGGTGCTGAGAAGTATCTTGTACTATCGGGAGATAAAGACTACATTCAATTACAAACATATGAGAATGTAGATCAGTACGACCCAATTCGTAAACGCTGGATTCGAAACGATAATCCAGATAAATATTTGAAGGAACACATCCTAAAAGGTGACACTGGTGACGGCGTGCCTAATGTGCTTTCTTCTGATAATTGCTTAGCAATTGGTGAGCGACAAAAGCCTATGACTCAAAAACGCATGGCTTTGTTGCATGAAGGACCTGCTGCTATGGATGAAGAAACACTTAGACGCTATCATCGCAATAAGATGGTTATCGATCTAGGTGAAATTCCTAACAATTATAAGCAGCAAATCCGTGAGGAATTTGATAAAGACAAAAGCATCGGCAGAGAGCAGTTGTTTAACTTCTTTATCAAAAAGAAATTGAAAAACTTAATTACAGATATACAGGACTTTTAATGGCAGTAAAACTTTCAATCTCTGAGATTATTAGCAAGTTTGCTGATATGAGCAAGACCGAGGATAAGGTAGAGTGGCTTAAGAAGAATGATTCTACGCCACTTCGCATGATTCTTCAGGCTACGTATGACAGAACAAGAGTACAGTGGTTGATACCAGATACTCCTCCGCCTTGGACTAAAAATGAATTCGAAGACGAAGCAAAGCAGCTTCTTTACTCAGAAGCTCGCCGTCTAAAGATTTTTATTAAAGGTGGTGGGTACGATGATCTAAATCAGTCAAAGCGAGAAACGTTGTTTATTCAATTGTTGCAAGATATTGACAATGAAGATGCAGATCTACTTGCTAACTATTGTATCTCTCAAAAGCCCTTTAAAGGCTTGCAGAAGAAAACTATTAATAAAGCATTCCCAAATCTAATTGCAGAGTAAGAACAAATGGCTAAAGGTTTTAAGAAGTTCCGCGACGAATACGATGACGAATGGGGCTCGCACGAAGAACGTAACAACCGCAAAGAATCACGTATGAAGAATCGTAGAGATAACAGAAAGAACAAACTTTCTGAAAAATGGTACGATGTCGAAAGCGAAGACTTCAACAGACCAAATAAACGACAAAAAAAGTGAAAAAAAATCATTTTATTTGAAAAAAAGGGTTGACATTTGGTTCCACATGTACTATATTATTAATATAAGGAATCAAACAAAAGGAACCTAAATTATGAAAAATGTGACAAAATTTGACAAAGCAACCCTTAACTCACTTCGTACTGAAATGCAGGCTGTGCTAAACAAATTTGGTGCTAACTTGGAATTTGAAGTTGGTAACATGCGTTTTTCTGATGCTGAAGTTGACATCAAGGTTAAAGCAAAAGTTAAAGGTGCAGAAACAGTAGGCTCTTCTCTACTAAAGCAAATGGTTAAGATGGAAGGTCTGCATATGAAAAACCATATGGGTGATGAGTTGGTTGACTTTAAACCTCGCAACTATAAAATGCCATACGTTTATAAGTGTGGACAATCCGGAAAACTTTTCAAAGCTGAACTGAAAGCAATGCAACGTCGCTTTGGACCTATGATGGGTGTAAAATAAAATTAAAAAGGGGGTTGACATTCAATCCCCTTTTTGCTATAATATGCTATATAATAAAAAGAAAGTGAGATACTATGCTAAATGAAAAAGTAATACTAACAGACGTAGATGGAGTCCTTCTTGATTGGGCTTACGCGTTTACGCAATGGATGGAGCGTCATAACTTTGAAATGCTTCCAGGCGGTCATGCAGAATATGACGTAAATAAACGTTATAACTTAACGGTTGCTGAAAAAGACCGTATTGTTCGTATGTTCAACGAGTCTGCATGGATTCGAAAGCTACCTCCACTACGAGATGCAGTAAAGTATGTTCGTAAGTTACATGAGGAACATGGATATATTTTCCGTGCAATCACCTCTCTAAGTACTGACACATACGCTGGTCATCTTCGTACTAAGAACTTGATCGAATTATTTGGTCCAACGGTTTTCGAATCGTACGTCTATCTAGATACTGGAGCTGATAAAGATGATGCTCTAGAAATGTACCGTGATAGTGGATGTTGGTGGGTAGAAGATAAACCACAAAACGCTCTTCTCGGTCAATCAATTGGACTAGAGTCAATTCTCGTAGATCATCCTTTCAATCAAGACTGTACTGGCGTTCGCCGTGCTAAAAATTGGAAAGAAATTTATGAAACAATTGTAGGTTACTAAGAACTACAACGTATAAATAAAGTTAAGCACAACCACTTAATTTGACATGGATCAGTGAGGCGACCTTATGTGCTTAGGGCGCCTTTTTACGTTAAGGAGCTTAAATGCCCACATATACATTCGAAGATATTAACACCGGAGAACGACAAGATCAGTTTATGAAAATTTCAGAACTCGATACCTTCCGCGATGATAATCCTCACCTAAAATCTATTATTACTGGCGCACCCTCCATTGGCGATCCAATCCGTCTTGGCTTGAAAAAGCCAGATGACGGTTTTCGTGATGTACTAAGAAACGTTAAACACCATCACAAGAAGGATAACATTAATACATTTTAGACGTTATCCTTACATAAGGAGGTTTCATGGCCAAACACAAGCGCAGACTATCCCGAAGCGAAAAACGTAGAATGGAAAGAGAAATGGAACACATGGTTGGAATTCTCAACCAAAAGTTCACGATGAGACAAATATCACCTCTCACGCCATCTCAATCTAATCTATTCGATTCTTACCAACAAGGATACAATCTAGCCGCCATTGGAACAGCAGGTACAGGTAAAACAATGTGTGCTATGTATTTAGCACTTAGCGATGTACTACAGAGAGGAGAGTATGAAAAGGTCGTCGTCATAAGGTCTGCAGTTCAAACACGCGAGCAAGGGTTTATGCCGGGCAACAAAGCCCAAAAAGAAGCGGTATTCGAACAACCATATACGGATATCACCAACGACTTATTCGACAGAGGAGACGCATATCAGATTCTAAAATCTAAAGGAATGATGCAGTTCATGAGCTCGTCATTCGTAAGAGGACTTACATTCGATAATTCAATTATTCTCGTAGATGAATGTCAGTCTATGACCTACCACGAACTAGATTCAATTATTACACGGGTAGGAGAATCATCTAAGATCATTTTCTGTGGTGATACTAAACAAGATGACTTACAACAGTCGCGTAACAGAGCAGATGTTTCAGGACTTCATGATTTCATAAAAGTTCTTGCAGCGATTCCAAGCTTTGATGTTGTAAAATTTGGAGTTGACGACATTGTCCGCTCAGGTCTTGTTAGAGAATATATCATCGCTAAAACGAGGTTACTGGAGGCCGCGTAATAAATAGAAGGTAGGAGTCTTGTCGGCTTCTACCTTTTATTCATTCAAGAGGTCAAAATGCCAAAAGTAGTTAGAGTCGACAGTGATTCGCATATCGGACATGCTTCTCCGACTCCAAACCCATTTCACAAAACCGCTTATTCTTCAGCTGGGCAAATTAAAGTTTTTGCTCACGGTAAGTTAGTAGTTACAAACGCCGGAGGATTTACATTTTGCGGCGATCCTGCTGTTGGTGGATCTTCTAAAGTTTTCATTAACAATAAAGCAGTTCATCGTAAAGGTGACGCCACAGGCGGCCACGAATCGTGGGTTTCAAACTCTGCCGCTTCAGGCGCGCCAAAAGTATATGCGGATGGTGATTGATGTCTAATCCAGATTATGCAACGTTACTCGCTCTTATTGCACAAACGGAGCCAGGCGGCATTCGCAATGATCTTATTGCGCAAACATATCAATTTAACGAAGTACTCACTCCTGAAGAAGAGGAACTCTTTGCTTATTGTGAAGATGATTATATCGAGTACAATCCGGGAATAAATAATTACAACAGTTTTTCGCAGCCATATATGGCAGAAGGATACGTCGAGCTAGACGAGAACGGCGATCCTTTTGTAGTCATACCCAATTCAACGGGATTTACTTCATATGTCGGCGTGTACTTTGATCCTACAACAGGGGAAACAACCTAATGGCTATTACAAAAAGAGGAGATAAGGGCTCCGCACTGACATATAACGAGATGGATGATAACTTCGATGCTATCGCTCCTCGTACTTCTGAAACGGGATCTTTACAGGTTCCTGCCGGTACTACAGCGCAGAGAGACGCGAGTCCTGGTGAAGGTTATATGCGATTTAATACTGTCACCAAACAGTTTGAAGGCTTCCAAGGTACTACATGGACCGGCATGGGTACTGGTGGAGGTGGTGGTACGCCGGGTGCAGATGGTGCTCAAGGCGCCCAAGGTACGCAGGGTATCCAAGGTGTTCAGGGTTTGCAAGGCACACAAGGAGTTCAAGGAGTTCAAGGACTTCAAGGTTTGCAGGGTTTCCAAGGATGGCCTGGTCAAGATGCTAGTATGCAAGGCTCACAAGGCGTACAAGGCAGGCAAGGAGTTCAAGGATATTTTGGGCAGACTGGTCCTCAAGGTTTTGATGGACAAGACGCCGTTGGAACACAAGGTGCCCAAGGTATTCAGGGTTGGCAAGGTACTGACGGTATAGACGGAGGAGAAGGCGCCCAAGGTCCTCAAGGTTTTCAAGGTGATCTTGGTTTCCAAGGTCCTGCCGGTAATGCACAAGGTGCGCAAGGTACCGATGGCTTTCCTGGACAACCTGGACCACCTGGTCCACAGGGTATTCAGGGTGCTCAGGCATTTCAGGGTATACAAGGTGATCTTGGTTTTCAAGGTCCTCCTGGTTCTGGGTTTCAGGGTATTCAAGGTTCGCAGGGTTTCCAAGGGAATACTGGTAATTCTGGTAATAGCGGCAATCAAGGTATTCAGGGACTTGGCGGTGAAGCAAGTTTCCAAGGTGCACAAGGTACTACCGGTATAGGTGTTCAAGGTTTTCAAGGTGATCTTGGTTTTCAAGGTCCTGCTGGCTCTGTTCAAGGTACTCAAGGTTTTCAAGGGATCGGTTTACAAGGTCCTGAGGGTTCTGGTACTCAAGGTTTCCAAGGTACACAAGGCTTTATTGGCGCTGGCGGTACTGGCCCACAAGGTTTCCAAGGTGTTGATGGAGCGACAGGCGCAGCATCTGACGTGCCAGGCCCACAAGGTTCACAAGGTTTCCAAGGGGATACTGGTGCTTCCGGTACTAATGGCCAGCCCGGCCCACAAGGTATTCAGGGTACTGATGCGACGGGTACTCAAGGTTTCCAAGGCTTTGACGGTGCTCAAGGTTCAACAGGTGCTGATGGTGCTCAAGGTTTTGACGGCGCTCAAGGTACTGCGGGATTGGGACAAGATGGCGTTCAAGGTTTCCAAGGTTTTGCTGGATCTGTACAGGGTATTCAAGGTGCTGATGGTGCGCCGGGAGTTGGGGATCAAGGTATTCA